TGCCGCAAACTGTGCGTTAGGTGTTAAATCATTAACTCCAGCTGTGATGTCCGCTGGAGTGTTTAAGTTTTTACCTAAGTCTAAAATCCTAGGGTTAATTGCTTCTGTTAATACATCACCTGGATTGGTATTGGCGAAATCATTAATGGTTGTTATAGCACCCCTACCACCAATAAAACTAGCAACATATTGTTGGTTAGCGGTTAAATTATTAATACCAGCATTAATATCTGTTGGTGTATTTAATGTTCTGTTTAAATTAGCAGCCCTTGTTGGGATAGCAGCGGTATCTACATCTCCAGGGTTTTGAACTGAAAAATTATTAACAACAGCGTCTTGGCCCAGTGAATCTAGGTAAGCGCTGACAGTGACTGAATTTGTTAGATTAACTAAACCAGTTACAATGTCAGGTGGTGATTGTAAATTTAAATTTAGAATTGTGTTTCTAAATTGGCCTGAAATACTGTTAAGACTCATATCTTATAAATATTATTTAAATTTTTTTTTATCATATTAAATAGGCACTACACCAAAATCAACAATATAGTTACCACTACCATAATCATTTTTAGACATAGTTGCTTTTATGAATTGACCAAACATTTGTGGATCTGAGTCGTATAATTCTTTAGCCGTTACCGATTTTTTACCGTTAGGTGAGTCGTGTTCGATAACACCAGATACATTTACTGTAATGGTTGTATCAGACCCAACCCCCATTGAATTTTTATACGCTTTACCAAAAGCCATTTCATCTAAGAAAGCAACAGCATCGCCCTTACCACCTTTAATGTATTGTCCGTTGGCGTAAACCATCGCATCTTTAACGGGTTCAACTGGAATTTGCTGGTTTAAATACTCGGCTTTGTTGTACCCTTCGGTAGTTCTCATTCTATCTCTCGCCGCCATTTCGTAACTATTTTTATCCCAACTCTCAGAGACAAGCCCACCAAATGCGTCAACAAACTGAGCACCAGATAATTCCAAATCAATTCTAGCCCTTCTTTGCGCGTCAGTGGAATCGTACCCAAAAAGACCTTGAGCCCCAGCAAGAATACTATTACCAGTACCAGTAGCTAAATTAGCAACCGATGAAATGGCTCTTGTAAAAAAGTTATTACTACTTTCAGATTTAGGTAAGTTTGTTTTAGCACTCTCCAATATCTTATTCGCGGCGTCAACACCACCAGCCATACCAACAGTACCCTTATTATATATCGGGTTACCATCTTCATCTTTTTTACCCTCATACTGAAAGGATTTAGCTATTAGTTGTTCACCAGCTGTATTTAAAGCGTCACCAACAAGTGGTACATCCTTTAAAGCGGTGAAAATATTACCGAACACATATTGAACGTATGGTAAAATTGTTTTGGTCGCAAAATCAACCATGGACGAAAATATACCTTTAATTTTATCCCAAAATGAACCCTTACTATTCATTATGGTTTTTACTTCTAATAAGAACCCATTAAAACTATCTAAAAGATATGTAATACCCTTATCCAATTTACCACCAGGTGTAAATAATTGATCTATGAAAGGTATTAATTGATCCGCAATACCTTTACCTAATCTTTCAATATTTTGTAAAACACCTTCGTCTTCCAAAAAACCATTTAATTTTTCAAATAAAGGTGTTAAACCAATCGCAAATCTATCAAGAACAATATTTAATCTTTCTTGTAGTGTTAACCTGTTTTGTGCTGCGGTTTCACTAGCTTTTCTTTGTGATAATATAGTCTTTAATTGATCTTCACTTGTTATATTACTAACCAACTGACTAACACCGTTAGGCATTTTAATTTCATACTGGCCGTCTTTATTTAATGTCATTAAATTAGCCAACTGTTGTTTCTGATCCTCGTCAAACCCCATCAAGTTTGAACCCGATTTAGCCAAAGAATTAAGTTTGTCAGCGGTTCTAGCTTGTTCTATTATAGCATTTTGTATTTCATCAAAATTTTGGTTAAGGGCCTCTGCTTGTTCTCTTAATATTTGTCTTTGAGCTGGTGGTATGATAAACTCACCCTCTTTGTTTTTAACAGCGAGGTCTCTAGCACTATTAATTAGTTTCTCAGCCATACCATCGGCATTGGTCATTGAGTCATTCATTAATGTAACTGGGTCCCCGAATTGCTGCGCCATTTCACCGCCAAGAACCTGTATTTTAGCGGCGGCTTCAACAGCTTTTTCTGGGCTAAAAAATGCATCTTTAAAGGAGTTAATTGATTCGGCAAGATTAAACCTTAATGACTCAGCTTTGGCCGCTAATTTCGTTAAATCTTCAACACTTCTACCAAACGCAGTACCTGTTAAATTTTTTACAACGTCAGTTGTTGTTTTTAATAATTTTGTTTGGTTGATGTTAAATTTAGCGGCAACTTGTCTACCCTTTTCAGCGGTTTTCATAGTCGTTCCCAACGATAAACCAAGATTATCAAACTCCGCAACCATATTAGTTACACCTTCAACACCCAAACCAGTACTGTAACCAAGTTTTACTATATCGGTAATCTCCTCTTTACTAAATAAACGGTTTTTACCTGTCTCATTACTAAAACCAGCTATTATCTTACCAATGTCCTCAATTTTACCACCATACCCGATTATTTCGTTGTATAGTGTTGGCATTTGCTTTAATAAATTTCTATATTCACTATAGGTTAAACCAATATCAGCGGCAACATTACCAACAACTTTCTGCATTTCAAGGAACATTTTCCAAGCTCTTTCAATAGGTAATATAATATCAAACAAAGCTTTACCTAGATTCCACGCGGTACCTAGAATACCTTTAAATATATCACCAATAAAACCGAACTGTGTTCCCACAACACCACCAATCTTACCAAGAGACGCCATGGCGCCACCCAACCTACTTTTAGTACTGTTAGCAGTCTCAAGATTTACCTCAGCAATTTCTTTCTCCAATTCTAACTGGGCTTTTTTCTTTTTAACCATATCAGCAGCAAGTTTATTACCTTTCTGCTCTAATTTATTGGCCGTCTCCTCAAGTTTTTTTATTTCTTCAGCTGATTTTTTAAGGCTTTTTTTAGCATCTTTTAGGTTTTGGGCATCCTCAACCATTTGTTTACCAAACTTAGCTATATTTTGAAGCACTGTTTGATTTTTTAAATCCCAATCCCTACCAGCGGCTTTTTTCGCATTTATAGCCTCATAGTATTGGACCATTTTAATCATATGTTGCTCTTCGTCATATTGATCAATTAACCCTTTAGCTCTAGCATCAGCTAAGCTTTTTTGTGCCTTCTCTAAATTACTAAAAAAATCTACTTGCGCCATATATTAAATTTACTAAATATTACTTAACTATAAATACAAAACAATCTGTTTTATTATACGGATGTTTCTAAATTAGTTATAACTTGTTTTAATATTATTTTTGATCCCTCTTTAACGCCGACATTTATTTCCGACTCGCTTAACCTAGTATTTCTATCTCTAGATATATTTGTTATCTTACCAGTTAGAACTAGATTAACTTTTTTAGGTTTTGCGGTTACTAATGCTTGACCTAAAACCATCTCATTAAAGAATAATAAAGCATCACCTTTAGAACCTTTTAATATAGCTCCGTTAGCTCTAACCAATAAGTCGTCTGTTTTTATCACATTATCACCATATGCCGCGTCAATACCAGCATTAGCCGTATCTAATCCTATAGATATGGCTGTACCCCAACCAGGTAGGGTTGAGGCAACCCCAGAAGCAAAAGCTATACCAGCTTGGCCGTAATCACCTTCAAGGGCTTCAGAAACTGCGTCATATAAACCAATAAAAAAACCAACACCTGGTATTCTTTTTGCTATTTGTTTTGCACCTATTTTAGACGCAGCTTTAGCTAATGTTTTAGATGATAATTTAAAACCACTTTTAGCTGCTAAATCAAGTAACCCGCTATCACCATATTTTTCGTTATAATCTTCCACATCCTTTATAACCCCACTGTAATTACCTTTATACAGTGAACTATCTTTACCCGCCTCATTTAGTGTCTCCATTTGTAATTTAAGTCCAGCTTTTTGTACTTTCTTACCAACAAGACCATAGGTGTTTGAAGAAAGTGCTTCACCGATAGCCTGCACCATTTTACCACCATAAAATTTTAAAGGTAACATAAGGTATTTTTTTAAGGCGTCTTGTATGGCATCCATTGATGATGAGAGCGCTTCTATTAAACTAGAATTGGGGTCTGTCCAAAAAGATAGAATCTTTTCAATAAAACTATTGGCTGTTTTTAATCCTCTCCTAAGAAACAACCCCCAGTCACCCGTGTCCGCAAATTGGGTTTCTAGCCAATTCATCATGCCGACAGTAATAGACTCAACAGTTGTATCCAAATTTTCTATCGTATTATGTCTTTTAAAATATTTGTCTAAAACAACAAAAACCTCTGAGAAACCTATATTAAATCTATCAATTGCAATACCAATTCTTTCGGCTAGTGTGTTTCTTAGTAAAGCAGATTGTTCATTTCTTCTATCCTGTTCCAAAGTTTTAGTTATCTCATACATACTAGGTATTTCTTCAAGTCTTTTTATAATACCATTTGATAACCTCATACTATAACTACCATCCTCATTTAATGTCATAAGGTTGGTTATTAAATTTCGTTGATCCTCGTTATACATCATGATCGGTAACCCTCTTTTGTTAAGGGCATCAATCTTATCAGCGTATTTAGTTTGTTCAATAGCACCAGTCATTAATTCTTCTGGATCCTGATTAATCGCTTCAGCAAATTCTTTTATGATTTGTCGATCCGCGGGTGAAATTTGAAAACCATTTTTACCTTTAAAAGCTTTATCCTTTAAAGCTTCGATTAAATCGGCCGTTAACTCCTGTGGTTCAAGCATACTTTTACCCATTAATGTAAACGCGTTTCCGAATAGTGACGCAAATTTACCACCAAGAAGTTGTGCGGTTGCCGCAACTTCTATAGCAGATTCTGGGTCGGTAAACGCATCTTTAAACGAGTCAACACTTTTAACAACGTCAATCCTTAATTTTTGGGTTTTAACAACAAGGTCAGCCATACCCTTAAGACCTCTAGATGTTCCGTATCCTGTTAATGAAACAACCAGTTGGTTTACTTTTCTAAGGACACCAGTTTGGTTTTGCGAAACACTCATCGCCTTATTTCTAGCGTAATCAGTTAACTCAAGTGTTTTATCAAGCGAATAACCCAAATTATCAAAGTTTCCTATAAGTTCAGAACCTTCTTCAACACCCAAACCAGTTCCTAAACCTAATTCGATAATACTTTTAAATTGTTTGCCAGTAAACATTCTGTTTTTACCAGTTACGTTTGATAATGTTTCCATCACCTCACCAACTTGTTCAATTGTACCACCAACATCAAGGACCTCGTTCATAATCCTTGGCATATTCCATAAAAAATTTTCAGACTCACTCGCAATTAACCCAGCATTAGCTGAGAATTCACCGCTCATCTTTTGCATTCTTAAAAATGTTTCGTAAACAGCCCCGATACCGAAATCAGCGCCTAAAACATCTTTTAACGAACCTGTTATCTTATTAAATAAAATTTTAGCCCCGTTATATAAGGCTTTTGCTGTTGTTATTAAAGCACCCACTACTACTATGACTGCCGCTAAATAAGGGTTTCCAGATTTTGAGGCCATTTCACCAGTATTTGCCGCATCATCGGCGGCTTCCTTAATAGCTTTTTCAACCTCTAATTGTGCCCTTCTCTCTGAGACATATTTTTTTAGTTCATCCCTACTTTCTTTCTCAGCTTTTTCTTCGATTTTTTTATACTCATCTATCTGAGACTGAAGTATAGCGTGTTCTTTTTTAATCTCATCTTTCTGTTCAAAATACTTTTTACTATGTTTATGTATCTTTTTAAGATATGAGGATATTGTATCTTGGGTTAAATCGTAACGATAGGCTTCTTTCCTTGATTCTAAAGCTTTTTCGTGCGATTTTAAGATTTTATCTACAATCAGACCTTGTTCGAATTGGGAAATTTTGACAGACGAATTCAAAGAACTTAGGTTATCTAATTCTTTAGTTAATTTATCTATAATTACTACTATATCCCCTTGAGCCATTTTATCTGAAAATAAATTCTAAACTACCAGAGTCAATTTTAGCCACTATATTACTTTTAATTGCTTTAGAAATCAACTGCATAAAATTAGGGTTATTTGATCTTAATACATCACTATAAAATTTGGTTAGTGTTTTTGAACTAATGTTGCTGAGTCTAACTAATTTTGTTTTTTTGGTTTCATTATCAATATGAACCTGAACAGTTTCACCTTCAGATGAGATAATACTTTCCGTTTCATCGTCTTCGTTTGTCCAAATAAACCAATTTGCAAAAAACTTTACGTTGGTTAGCCATTTAAAATCATCCACACCATGTTTTTTAATACCATTATAAACTGTGTTATAATCAATACTAACGTCTTTATTGTTTCTTACGTTGTGATCTATCTGACCTTCTTTATAGAAATAGTATAGTAAAGACAATACGATAACACTTAAGTCCTCAGTTTTTGCTAAAACATTATCATCTCTAAATTTATGGACTTGTATCATACCCATAGATTTACTAGTATTAGCCGCTATTTTATTTAAAGAGTCATTAGCATCACCTATGTTTTTTTCAGCTCTTGAAGCACCCATTTTAGCCGCAACATAACTTTTCAAATCACCTTTATTATCTGAGTCGGTTTGGTTTATTACGTTATCTTTTTGCATAGCGTCCATAAATTCATCAAAACTCATCGGCGGTGCCTTTGCAACATTTGGTGGAACTGGTTCGTATTTTTCTACAATACTTTTAAGTTGTGATTCCGTTATAATATATTTTTTCATAAAACATTTTATTAATAAATATCAGATAAAACAAAAAACCCACCTTTTATAGTGGGTTTATTTTATCCTCTCTTAGATTTAGCTTTTTGCATTTCTCTATCCCTAGCTTCTTTGATTTTAGCGTTTTCTTCCATTAATATCTCAATAAACTTTCTTCTTTCAAAGATTGGCATACCAATTACATCAGCATAAGTAAAATTTGCGTGTTTTACTAAGATGTACGACTCATACATCATTTGCTGTCTATAATCAGACGTAAGGCCAAAGAAATTTGGCTGTAATAGGAAGTTCACCAAAAAAAAATTCCCCACTAGGAGCCTCTACATTAATCGTTAAGTCAAGGCCTGGTTCGTTGTCGAATAAATGTTTTCTAAATTCAGCTGAGTCCATTGGCGACATTGACTCAACAAACTGTATTATAGCATTTTTATCTCTAATACCGTCAACCTCAGTAATTTGGTTTTGCAATCTAAGTGTCATAATCTGACTAATCGCACTTGAACCAAGTTTTTTAGTTCTAGCTGAATCATCTTTAACCAATTTATCATCTTCCTCAGCGGTCAAATATTTAAATTTAACTGTTTTTTTGGATTTTGGTAATACAAAAGAACACTCACCATTTTCATCTGGTTGAATAGAAAGTTCTTTTGTTGGTAAAGCACTAATATCAATATCAGCGACAAATCTTTCACCTGTTTTAGGGTCTGACAACTCAACAGGGTACATTTCACCGTAACCAGTTGCTCTTAAGAAGAAAATAATAGCATTTCTATCACCTGGTAATAATTGACCAGCTTTGATATCTTTATCTAAAATTTTCTTTTCCAATAATACATCAAGAACTTTACCACTTTGAAGTAAGTTTGGTGATGTTAAGATGTTTTCATCAGAAGCTGTCATATAGGCAACCTTAACTGAATCTTTTTTATTCTTGTAGAATCTTCCACCAGACGGTAAACTAATTACGTCATGCGCTGGTTCAAAGTAAACTTGTTGTGAATTATCCATATTCGTTTCTTTTTTAATTAATTATAGTATATTATTAAATAGTGTAAACGGTATTTTTTTTAAAATTTATTGTTTACCCGTAATTTGACGGTACTTATCTAAGTAATAATACGAATGTATGGCGAAAAAGAAAGGTAAAACAAGAAAAATGTTGAAGAAAATGAATGGTACCTCGAACCTTGAGGTTAAGTTTGCTGAATTACTCACTGAGATGGGGGTTAAATTTGAACAACATTTTGTTTTTAAAAAAAGGGAATTTGATTTTTTATTAACCGAACACTCAATTTTGGTTGAGACGCATGGTTGTTTTTACCACTGTTGTAAAAAACACAACCCAGAGCCAAAATACGCCTTCCAAAGAGCTAACATTAAGAATGATCAATACAAAGTTAAAATCGTTAAATTCGACCTAACATACACCTTAATGGTTATTTGGGAACACGAGATGGTTGATAAAAAAGTTTTAACCGAAAAAATTAATTCTTTTGTTGGTAAACACAGTAAATTATTAAACGGGTAAAAACAAAAAAGGGGTCGCATAACGTCCCCTTCTTGTAATTTTGTAAAATCTCTCTCTTAGTAAACCAAGATACAACGGTCCATTCTCAATGTAGCGGAGATATCTGCGATTTCGTCATCACTGTATTCTAATGATCCAAAGTCAACGTTGGTTAAGAATGTTCCTTGAAGGATCCATTTTTCAACAACAACACCAGTCGGATCTAACATTTCCAATTCAATGTCTTTTTTATAACCAGCGGCATAACCCATACGACCTGTTACAGATTCAGCATGTAGACGAACCCACTCCATTAACGCTTGTGCTGCTGAAGGTCCAATTGGATCTTTGAAGGTAACATCGATTGACTCCCAGTTGAATCTACCTGCAACGTATGTTGATGTATTCAAGAATGGAATTTCAACCTCATTTATTGTTACTTTTGGTCTTGATGTTGAGATCACAAACCACTCATTGATACCTAATGAACTTGGGAATCTTAAAATAAACCTGTTCTTTTTCTTTGGTTCGTAGGGAACAGGCATTTTCATTAATAAGTTAGCCATATTTGTTATTTATTTAGTTTTGTTTTATTCTTTTTAATAAATATCTTTGTTTTTCGTTTTGTACACCTTTTTAAAAATATTTTTGAAAAAACTTGACTTTTTCCGTTTTTGTACTTATTTTTGTTAAGGGTCTTAACGATGGTACTATCTATTAATATAATATTATATAGTTTATATATAAATAATATATTAAGATATTATATATAGTACTATTATATTATTTTTCTTTGTTACTTTCTTTTTACCGTTGACGGAGAACCGCTTGTGGTAAAATATTGGGGGCACCGTTAAGTACCCCCTAATTTTTATTATATGTTATCAAATGAAACGTTTTGTGGTGTCACTGTAAATTCAAGTTCAATGAATTCCAAAGTTGGTGTAGGTTTGATGAATATCTTACCTCTCAACGTATTTCTATCATTGTCTTCAATGTCCATAGCAACACTTACTCTAAAGTCTGTCAAACCTCTTTCTTTTCTGATGTTATCCAAGATTGGGTTAACTAAAGACAAGAATTGATTTCTAACTGTGGTGTCATTTGGATCGAATAACAATCTCTTAGATACACTCATAATTAATCTTCTTGCTTGTAACAACAATCTTCTGATGTTCAATCTATCAAGAGCACTTGCTCTAACTTGTAAGTTTCTGTTACCCCAGATAACAACACCAACGTCTGAATAAGTAGCCAATGGGTTGATTCTACCAGGATATAATACGTCTCTAGCCTCTTGGTCAAGAACGATACGCGCTCTATTACATTTAACTAAACCTCTATTGTAACCAGCAGTTGCAAACCAAGGGAACGCTACGTTATCAGTATAAGCCATATTTCTTACTACTTCAGCAGTAGGTGGGATATACAAGTTTGCGTTATTGTCTGTATCTGTAATTTGGATCCATGGGTAGTATACCGCAGTGTAGTTAGAGTCAATGTCTGTATTCTCTAATTCATCAACGATATCTTCTGCATAGTACCAACTTTCAGTATCTGAGGGGTTATTGTTATTTAACAATTTAATGTCAGGTAATGTAGGTAAATAAATTGCATCCAATCTCTTTTCTTCAACCACTTCAATAGCATCTCTAACCAAGTCAGTGTTGTTTAACACGTCAATACCAGGGGTCGCTAAGATGTTAATAGCGATTTCTTCAGGATTTTGGAAGGTTCTAATACCGTACATTGTAGCGTAGTAGTCAGAAGTACCAAACAATTCAGCGTATTCAACATTAGTGAATGTATCGAATTGACCAGCAACAAATCCAGTTCTACCTATTTTATATTCGTCAGTGTTCGTTCTGTTAACTCTGTACTCATCCCAACCATCAAAACCACCTGAGAATAATACTGTGAATTTTCTTGTTCTCATATTGTTATATGGGTGGGTAACAGTACCATCAACAACAACAGGATCTGTAAATGAAGCCACACCAGTAGCAAAAACTTGCTCGTTTGTTAATGAATCAACAATTGATTGAGCGTTAATGTCCATGTGGAAACCTTTAGTTTTTGTGAAATAGTCATCACCTGTGTTGTAAGCATTGTCACCTAATACACTGACTTTACCTTTGAATATTAACAAATCTTTATCAAAACCAAATTGGCTTGAGAAACCTAAATAGTTTTTAGGGATTCTATCACCACTTGAAATAACAGCGTTACCAAAAGGTGGGTTGTAAATAACATCACCAGGAGCGTAGTACTTAAGTTTGTAAGGCATTTCAGGTACCAAAGCGGCTGTGTAATCAGTTTCGCCATTAGTTCTGAACTCGTACCCTTCGAAACCAGCTGGAACACCATCAATAGGAGCGTTAGCCGCAACCTCAAGAACAATGTAACTACTCTTCAACGGATATTTATTGTCTATTGTACCGATTTTTCTACCAACGTAGTTGTCTAAACTTTCATCCATTGTACAATCGTTAAATCTTTCTAATAAAACAGGTGTTCTATCTGAGTCACTAAAAGCTCTCACATAAACATCAAATGTCTTTTTAGATAAATCGATATTTGCAATAGACGCCTTAATTTCAAAGTTGGCGTTTGTTCCATCAGAAATAGAAATTAATCTGAATAATCTTTGTGGTAAACCACCTCTTAATTCCGAAACA